GGGTTTAAAACCTGGACAATTAACGTGGTGTTCCCAGCCGTTATTAGTTATCTTACACTCAGCCTTGGGGTTCTGTTGGGAGTCGAGGAAGGAGGCGAACATTCTAACACTCTTGAAGTCATCGGCAACATATACGAGAATCCTGAATTAATTAAATCCCTCTAATCCTCCCAGAGAGATGGCTATAAGTAAATTATGAAGAAGAAACATACGAAAAACTTAGAAAAATGGGCAAAGCAAGGAATCGGCTGTTGTGATACTTATTCCCTGTATTGGGGTATGGCTGACTTAATTAAGGTTTGTCTCAATCAGTTCCTAGTGGATTTAAAGAAGTTCCCAGGCTACCCAACTTGTTATCCTGAAATCAAGACTATGAGAGATTGGCAAAATTATATCAAAGGAATCATAAAAGATATTGAGGTATGGCAGAAATATACTAATAGTGGTACAAGTTTTGAAAGAGATGCCGAGTTAGAAGAAAAAGCCAGAGAAGCCCTAGAAAGATTTGCTAAAATATGGAGAAGTCTGTGGCTATAGAAGATTAAATGAGAGTCTATGTCACAGGTTAATGGGGGTGAGGACTGCCAAGTCCAAGAAAGGTTGTTGCTGAGTATACTTGAAATCCGTGATTGGTGTATACGGGCTAACGCAACATAAATCCTTGTCCCCACTAGCCTATGGATTGTGGATAACTAGTTCTTAAAAATATTATATAATAGTAAACGGAGGGGCGCGATGGTTCTAGCACAATATTAGCGCTTACGGCAACAGCCGTAACCTGCCAAACCCCTCTCTCTATTTTTAATAATAAGGACGGTTAATAATAGTGAGATTATCTCAAGAAGACTACGGTGAGGTCATGCTTCAGATAAGGAGGATGAGTCGCGAACAACGTGTAAGGTTAATATTGCTTGAGATGTACGGGGGGAGGTGTTGCCGGTGCGGCAACGACGATTACAGAGTATTACAGCTTGATCACATTAATGATGATGCGCCGGAAGACAGAAAGAAATATGGTTTAAGTAAGCGTACAATATATTTAAAAATTATTAGAGGAGAAATAGACAGAAAAAGATATCAACTTCTTTGCAGTAATTGTAACTGGATTAAGAGATATGAACATTGATATTTTATCCTGGTAGAGCAATCTACTGGGGGAGGGAGAAATCCCCGCTCTCTGGCTTCACTGCCAGGAGAAAGTATCAACGAATCTTATGAGTATGGAGGAATCTAAAAAGACAATCGGGTGGTTTACCTGCCACTATAACTGGGATAAGGCTTACTCACTCACAAGCGTGATTGAAGACCAGTTAATTATGAACTTAAAACACGGTTATAAGTGCGTACTTTTTGTTTTGCCTTCTTTTCAAGACGAGGATAAGGTTCCTATGGGCGTAGAGATACGAAAGATTGTTCCTCAATTTGTTTTAGAGAATTATAGGAATTTTTCTTTTCCTTCTAATTATAAAGAAGAAGAGAGAAAAGTAGTTGAAATGTTAAAAAAAGATGCTACTGATATAGACGTGATGATTGCTCATGATATGCACTTTATAGATACATTCCTTCCTTATTGTCGAGCTATCCACGAAGTTACGCAATATGATCTGATAAAAGCCAAGTGGCTTCTCTGGACTCATAGCGCGCCTTCTTCTAGGGACATACAGAAAGATAATCCTCACAATGCACGTTTCAATAGACCCCGCAATGCTAAATTGGTCTATCTTAATAACCATCATGCCCTTTCCCTGGCTGAAATGTATGGCACTTTTCTCAGCGAGGTAAGAGTTGTACATAACAGCGTAGACCCCAGAACATTTGGGAATTTACATCCTCTTGTAGAAAACTTAATTAATAAATACGATCTCTTATCTGCTGATTATATGGGTATATATCCGGTATCTTCGACTCGTATGGTGAGCGGTAAGCAAGTTCAAAAGGCAGTTAAAGTATTTGCCAAGTTAAAAGAAAGGGGTCATAATATAAGATATGTTATCTGTAATGCACACGCTAATGCACAACATGAAAAGGAAACTATTAAAGACTTACAAACTCTATTTGCTTCTTGGGGGCTTAGTACTAATGAAGTTATCTTTACGTCTCTTGAGGAAAGCCCGAAGTATGAAGCTTCCGTCCCGCGTGATGTAGTGTCTCAACTTTTTCAATTATCTAATGTCTTCGTTTTTCCTACGGTTAGCGAGAATTGTTCGTTGATTTTGCTTGAGGCTATGCTTTCCAAGAATCTACTGGTTTTAAATGAAGATGTCCCTCAGTTAAAAGAGTTTGGTAAAGACCATGCTTTGTATTTTAAATTCAGCAGTAAAGACACTACCACTAATTATACTAATGAAGACCAGTACTACGCTGATATAGCTTTAATAATTGAGAATCAAATGTTAAATAATAAACCTCTGCGTGGACAGAGAGACTTGCTCAAGAACTATAATCTTGACCAAATCTTTTTGCACCAGATTGAGCCACTATATAAATGAGATATGGGATTAAACACTACTTAGCGCTTAGATTAATATTATTGAGACATAGGTTATTTATGGTGATATATAATTTAGTCGAAAAATTATTACCAAAAAGAGAATTTAAAGAAGAAATTAAAATAGATTATTAATATGAAAAAATACACCCAACAATTAAACCCATTAATATTTGATGCGGTTGATAAGCTGGTAGATTTCGTTCGTCCTACATACGGCCCCGCTCAAAATAAGGTCATCTTACAGCGAGGTAGGATTCAGGAGGTAATAGATGACGGTGTAGCTACGGCTAAAGATTTTGAGTTACCGGACGAGTTTGAAAATGCTATTGTTCAATTAGTAAAAGAGGTAGCCGTCAAGACTAATGACCGTGTCGGCGACGGCACAACAAGTTCTCTTATTATGCTTCAGGCATTGATGAAGGAGATCAGAGATATTTGCCCCGATGCTCCGGCCAGAGAAATCATCGCTGAACTTAAACAGGGCTTAGAAGAATTTAAAACACAGATAACCGATAAAGCTAGACAGATAACATCTAAAGAAGATTTAAAGAAAGTCGCCTACATTTCTTTTAATAATGAAAAGATGGCTGACATTATCTCTGAGATTTTATTTGAATTAGGTTCTGAGGCTATCGTTACCATAGAAGAATCTCGGTCTTTGGAAACTACGCATACCGTAGTAAAAGGACTTCAGTTTCCCCGTGGTTTTGCTTCTCCTTATTTTATTAATAAGGCTGACAAAGCCGAGACAGTATTAGAGAAGCCCTATATTTTAGTAACAGATAGAGAGATTGTAGATGCTAAAGAGCTTCTTCCTTTGTTGAATAAAATTATCGCTTCCGGTAATAGGCAATTAGTTATTGTGGCTGACGATATTAGAGGAGAGGCTTTAGCGACTTTGGTTTTAAATTATATGAAAGGAATTGGTCTTTTCCCAGCTATTAAAGCTCCCTATTATTCAAATGATAAGTACGAGTTCTTAATGGATCTAGCTGAGCTTACCGGTTCTAGCTTTGTAGCTGGAAGCTTGGGCAAGAAGTTTGAGGACATGGCTTTGGAAGATTTAGGAACGGCTGATAAAGTAGTAATTACTAAAGACCACACGACTATTATTGGCGGTCAAGGAAAGAATATAGATGAATATGTTACGAAGCTTAAAGCCATAATCGAAACTACTGAGTCTGAATTAAAGAAAGATAAAATGAAAGACCGTCTGGCTAAGCTCACGTCCGGTGTATCAGTTATTCGTGTCGGCGGAGCAACGGAAAACGAGATGAAGGCTCTTCGCTATAAGGTCGAGGATGCGGTTAATGCAACCCGTGTAGCTTTTAAGAATGGCGTAGTTAAGGGAGCCGGTATTACACTAGGAGAAATAGAGACATCAAGTACTATTTTAAATGCCGCACTTAAATATCCGCATAAACAATTATTAGAGAATATGGAAGTGTCTTCACTTGATGTGGGAGAAGATATAATTGATCCCGTAGAGGTGCTTGTGGCGGGCGTGGAATCTGCTGTTTCGATAGTATCTCTTTTAATTACGACGAAAGGAATATTAGTAGAAGAAAATGAACAAGATAATAGTAAATAGAGTCAAAACAATTTGCAGTAAATGTGGCAATAAAGTAATAAGAAGTTCGCGCAGAAAATATGTAATTTGCTTTGACTGTAAAGCAGAAAAATTAAGATTAAATACATTACTATGGCGAGAAAAACAACTAAAAAACAAAGAAACAGAATAAGGATAAGGAGAGTCCGTTCTATGCGCAGAGAACAGTTATGGTGGAGACTTACGGAGATAGCCAGAGAAACCATAAGAAGTTTTATTAAAAGGTCGAAGAAGCAAGCAAGAGCAATTAAGAAATATAAACATGAAAACAATAGGCATAATTGGAAGCGGGGGGTTCGTAGGTCAAATCCTTAAAAGATATTATCCCGAAGCGAAGGGATATGACATTGCCGGTAATTGTGATTCTGCCGAAGAAGTACTTAAGCAAGATATCGTCTTCATCTCTTTCCTGACCAAAGACAATAGCGGAGAAGGGATTTTCCCCTATGCCGTGGTCGCTCCGCCAGGAAGAATATTTATCATTAAAAGTACATTCTTGCCTGGCACATGTGATGCTCTCCAGAATAAGTTTCCACAACATTACTTTATTTATAACCCAGAATTTTTAACCGAAATGACTGCCTGGGAAGACTTTACCAAGCCTCAATTCCAGATACTTGGTTGTCCTCAACAGTCACTCGAATTAGTACATGAAATATTCCAAATCCTCCCCGAAGCGCCAGTTAAAAGAGTTATATCTCCTCTTGACGCTGAGCTATATAAACACGCTCAAAATTCGTATTATGCTCTTAAGGTCACTTGGTTCAATCAACTCTATGATGCTTGCAAACAGCTTGGAGGAGACTACGAGACTATTAGAGAAATCTTTGTCCAAAACCCATGGATCGGCGACTCACATAGTCAAATTTATCATAAAGGCTACAGAGGATATGGGGGTAAATGTCTTAGCAAAGACCCCAAAGCCCTCGCGAAAGCGACGAACTTCCCGTTAATAAATCATATAGAAGAATACAACAATGAACTTATTTCAAACAATAAAAAGTAAACTGCCAAAAGCCCCGCCAAAGCCGAAGCACTGCACGGTTTGTCATAAGCAAATTCCTTGGAAGCAATTAACCCATGAATGTACCGGCATTTTCTTTTCTGATCGGCTTTGTAATAAATGTAATCCGGAAGAAAAGAAACATTGCCCCATGTGTGGTCATCAATTAACTAACTAATATGGAAAACAAAAAACTTTGCGAGGTTTGTAACAAGGAGATCCCAAGCGATTTCATCAATCTGCTTTGCTTGGGATGTTATCAACGCCAGTCTGAAGAGAACGAGGCTAAGAAAGGCCAAACAGAAGAAGAAAGGAAACAAGTTGACGTGCAAGTAACGGTAGATGAGCCATCCGGAAAAGCGGCAATGAGCATGGAAAATGCACAAATTGAGGAAAAACAAGTTTCTAGCAAAACGCCTGAGATGACTACAAGTGCCATCCATGCTGGGATTTCCTATAACGTCAACGGCATAACTGACCCGAACTATAAGGAGAACCCTGAAGCTGAAGACAAAGAACAAGTCGAAGCTAATTATCATTTATTTAAAAAGACGGGTAAATTCATCTGGCACCCCACACGCGATATGTATGAGTGGATTAAGAATCAGGGCATGGAAAGGGCGAGAAGTCACGGCCAGTTCCCTAAGTATGTCTGGAAGCCCAAGATTGTAGACGTTGGTTGTGGCTGTGGTTTAGGTTCTAATATCCTTTCCCAAGAAGCTGATTTTGTTTGGGGTATAGATAAGAATAAGCTCTCAGTAGACTTTGCTAAAGAATGTTTCACTAGAGTTAAAAATAATATTTATTACTGTCCTCAAGTTTCTTTTGATGAGATAGATATTGTTAATGATACGCGGCAGACAATGGCCTTTGACTTTATTTGTGGGATTGAGATAATAGAACATATTAGTGATCATCGTACATTCTTAAAACAGTTAATAACAAAATTTGATAAGAGGACCCCGCAGTCGCCTAGCGAGTACTTTATTTCAACACCCAATCGTAATAATGATAATATATCTAAAGTTAGACCAAAAAACGAATACCATGTTAAAGAATTTACCTCAGGGGAGTTTTTTGACGAGTTATCCCTATTCTTTAACAGTGTTGAATTGTTTAATTCTAAAGGAGAACCTATACCAAAAGAAGAATACAGAACAACTAAACATACCCCTCTTCTCGCAAAGGCAAGCGGACCTAAAATATGATAGTTAAAAAGTGTTTACAATGTAAAAAACGATTTAAAGTTTTTCCTTGCAGACGAGGAATGTTTGACACTAAAGAATGTGCTTATTTATTTAGAAGAGGTAAGCAATTATCAGAAAAGACTAAAAAGAAAATGAGTAAAACTGCTAAAGCCAAGGGTTTTGGCAAATGGATGAAAGGTAGATCTGGTAAACTTTCTCCCAGGTGGAAGGAGGATAAACCACGTTGTGTTAAATGTAATACTTATTTAAAAAATTATAAATACAAACACTGTTCAAAACACCATTCTTTTTTAAAAGGAGAGGGCAGTACAGCTTGGAAAGGAGACAATATCGGTTATCATGGTATTCATCGCTGGATGAATAAAACTTTTGGCAAAGCTAAAAAATGTGAAAACCTTGACTGTCTTTATAGGCCGCCTAAATCTTTTGAATGGGCACTATTAGAAGGAATGAAATACGAGCGTAAGCGTGAAAATTTTATTCAGCTTTGTATAGGATGCCACCGTAAATATGACAATAATTTTAAACATATAGTCAAAAATTTTAATATAAGAACATGAGTAAACTCCTATCCGTCATAATCCCCGCTCGTAATGAATTTCCTAATGTTATTCATACGATATATTCAATCATTCATTGCTTAGAAGCAGATGGCTTTGGCCCTAATGATTTTGAGATTATAGTTGTAGATAACGCATCCCGTGATTGGGAAGACCCGCGCTTTGATTGGAGTAAGCCTGGAGTATGGGGTACGACTAGTTACTTTATGCCTCGAGGGATGTATTATTCGGGTCAGGTTCGGGTTCTCCATTTCCCCATAGCCGGTAATCATACGGCTAGGAACAAGGGGGCGGAGATAGCTAGGGGCAAATACCTCTTCTTCTCGGACGCTCATATGGCATACCGTCCTGGCTTCTTTAAGCACGCTATAAAAGCCTGTGATGAGTCTGGCGGCATGGTGCATGGCGTGATTGGATGGATGGGGGCTTATCCGCCTCATCAGGGTGGTTTAGGTTATCAGTATACTCTTAAATTGGGAGAGGAAATAAAGGGCACTTGGGCTAATTATAAACTATCCGATGATTGGTTTTATATAGCAGCCCAAGGCCATTGCTCCGTATTCGTCAGAGCAGATCAATTCAAAAAATTCGGGGGCTACAATAAGGTCCATCGCAGCTATGGAGGCGGAGAGTTTTATATCAATATGAAGTGGTGGATGTTGGGTTCCAGTGTCGTAGTAGAGCCAAAGGCGATAGGATATCATCTGGCCTCCGGCAGAGGATATACCTATAACCATAATGACTACATCGAGAATGTTCTGGGTATTGCTTATGCTTTAGGCATGGATGAATGGCGGGAGCGAGCTTACCTTAATTGGTTAAGACACGGTAATACAAGCACACTAGAACCAATATTGAAACGGAATGAAGTTGAATATCAAGGAGAAAGAGACTGGCTAGAGAAAAATAGGAAGATGACTTTTAATGAATTAATAGCTAAGCGCCCCTGGAACGAAATGAATGATAAGCGACACGGCAAGCATAATGGAGGGCTATTAATATTTGAAGATACTTGGTGGCAATTAGCCGCTAACGGACCGGAACATTTTAAAAAGGCATTAAAAGAGTCTAAATATCAAAGACAGCTACATGATTTTATCAACACTAACCTAAAAGATTTTATATATAAACGTGGTAATATAGATGTAGATAAGGTTATGGATGAACTATTAGGAGGAAAATAAGTGAGGTCAAAATATGAGATACTCGCACAAAAAGAACTTGAGAAAGAGGGCTGGAAAGTTGACAACAAAGCCGGCATGGGAAGGTGGTCAAAGAACAGAGACTTCTGGAATCTCTTTGATCTCGTCGCGCTTAAAGACGGGGAAGGTTTACGATGGATTAGTATTAAGGGTGTTGATGGAGGATTCGCTAATGCTAAAACAGGAGAAAATCACAGAGAGGATCTCAAAGCTTTCCGGCTCCCAGAGGGTAACATTAAAGAACTCTGGTGGTGGAGTAAAAGTAAAAAAGACCCAGGGTGGCGTAAAATAATTATCCCATAATTAACCCATTTTTAACTGCGCAGTTCTTCCAAGGGTACCACCCTCTTGCATCATACTTCTCTTTAGCTAAGTCTATCGAATATCTCCAGTCATATATTTCGGAGTTCTTATCGTCACATCTAGGATCATTATGTTGGAATATACCACAAGATGAATACTCGGTTATTCCTTCTGATTTTGCATAGAGTTCCGGATTATATGCGTAGGGTTCTAAACCCGATTCACAAAATGCCACATCTATAGCTGTTTGGGTCCCGAAAACCTCTAGGATATAGGCTTTTATCTGGTCAATTTCGCTAGATTTGGGGCTAGGAGAAGGGAAATCATAGCAGACAAGTGCTTGATCCCCTCCGGCTGCTTTTACTAATAAAACAGCCCAAATCAGGGCTATTAATAGAGCTATATATAGTTTTAACATGGTTGTACTCCAATTATAGTTTCCTCCCATAAAAAAGAACAACACCCGCAAGATGTTGTTCGTACCCTCACATTAGCATATTTTAGGTCAATATTCAAGACTACTTAGACACAGCTTCATAAGTGTTCTTTCCAGTGCTCCACAGTCCTATCGCAAGCAAGCCAGCCGCTACTCCCTGCCATAAATCCTGGTTGTAGGACCATGCCATAAGTACTCCCACTCCAATAGCTATTAATGGTGAATACTTTTTTGGTACTCCCATACCATTAAAAGCCCATACTAATCCTACGATAATCGGTGATAAAATTGATGTTTCCATTATAATTTAGGAAAGTAAGGGAACAGTTCTTTATACTGGTCCACAAACCTCCAGCCTACATTATCGAAATTAGCCATATCCGACCAAGAAGTAGGATAATTTTCCCTATCTTCTATGTATGGCCTTATGTGATTAAAATTAATGTACTTTCTGAGTAAGTGCAGAAAAGCATGAACTGGAATAGTAGTCGGACTTCCTATCGTTAGGGTGCAGAAAGCCTGATTGTTAGCCGGATAATATGAGGCAATCTCATAGACTGAATCTGGATTAGGAGGGTAGAAGATAAACACGAATCTTTCTTTGATTCCTAGTTGGTCAATTATCTTCTTGGCTTCTTCGGTATCAAGGCATCCACTAGGTACGTTTATGGGTAAGGAATAGTGTTTAAAAATTAAGTCTACCCTATTCTCGGTATAAAATTTAATCTTCTCAGCAAAAAAATCTGAGTTCCCATTAACAAAAGCTATATCTAGCTTGGGTTTAATTACTGGCCTGAGCCAGCCCAAGACGTTCTTATAGTTGCACTCTCGGTAATGACACGGAGAACCGATAGGATAGTTCTGCTCAAAGACTCCTATATCAAAAGCCCTCGTCCAGTTCGCTATAGCTATATGTCCAAACTCTCCAATGTTCCAGATTATAATATCTCCTGGTAATGGATAGTTAAACCAACCTTTAGTTATCTTTTGAAAGTTGGGAGGAGGATTGTTCCAGTAGTCTATGGCATTACCCTTATGAATGGGGATGTTTAAAACTTCGGTGAAATAAGCCCTTATGACATCAACGCACTGATAAGGTTCATCTTCTGGATAACCGTCTACATCTAGGAACTTCTTGTTATATTTTAGGAAGAATTGAGTTATTTCCATAATTGAAAAGCTATTGAACTCAAAAAGCCCAAAATAATTGTACCGAGAATAACCCAAGTTCTAGTATCTACCTTGTCAATAGCTGCCTGTAGATGGACTAAGTGATTGTTTTCTATTCTGTCTACTTTCTCATTAAGCGACGCATAATTCGCTTCTAGTGTAGCCAGCCTATGCTCTGTTCGAATCGGCATATTAATCCTCCTCTTGACAATAGAACTATATTATGTAATCATTATACTATATTATGAAAATCGTGTTATCCACAATTAGGGAAAATCTCTTATTTGCTTTTCAAGCTATAGGACTATTCATTCTCTCAGGCTTTCTAGTCTATGGTGTTGCTTTAGCTTTACAAAACTTATTTTAATGGATTTGCCTCTAACATAGGAGCTAAGTAATCCAGTATATTACTCGTCATCAAGCCCTTATTCTTTAAAGATTTCATCATTTCTACTCTTTTCTCCTTACTTTTAACTCCACTCAACTCATCATAAATCACTTCAGCTATTTCTTTGGCGACCTGACCTTTTGCTTTACTTTTGGCTCCCGATATTAATGTCTTTAATGTCTCAGTTTTCTGCTCGTCGGTCATATCTTGATATCTACTACTATTCTGCAATAAAGAATTAACAGGATCTAATAGTATTCCCGTAGCTTTTGTAAGTATTCTGTTAATTGTAGGATCTCCGGTCTTGGGAATAAAATCTGAAGTACTCAACCCAAGCCTATCTATCTCCTTTTGGATATAAGGCTTAGTCTTAACGGTTATACCGGTAGCCTGTCTCAATAATGGTTGTTCGCGCTTAAATGGTTCTTTTTGAAATAGAGATGGATATTCAGGGAGTAATTCATTTAATCCTGGGATATTGGACATAGCAGGACCGAGGAGCGGGTTTTCCTTTGTGTCTCGCGATACTGCCGCTTCGGGTCTGAACTGACCAACTACGTCAGAGATAGACCTGAACGGCACCGTAAAACCACCAAGATATTGTCCGGTAAATTCTTTTAAGAACTTAATTGTACCTTCTGGTGTTCCTTGCTGGAATAAATCTACAACAGCTAAACCTGAACCAGCTATACGATTAATAGATAGGGCAGCTTGGGCAAAGTCCGCTCCGGTTAATCTTTCAGGATTTGACCATAATTCAGCTATAAACAGATAAGTAGAGAATGGAGCAAACGGACGCATATCAATAACTTTATTCCCAACTCTTAATTCATACCACTTCTCTCCTCCGATATTAGGATTGTTTCTAATAACCGTAGCCGCAGATAACATCATAACTCCGGTAATAGCTTTTGATATGGCTTCGGGATTTCCTGCTGCTATAGCTGCTCTGGTTTTACTGCTAAATAAAGACATTAATCCTAAAGGAGAGTGGTCAATTATAAACTTAAGAGCGTTCATTTGGAATCGTGGGAACGGGTTTATAAGTACCGTAGAAAACGGCATAGCCCGATAAGCTTTATATAAATCACCAAAGAATGTTCCTCGTTTGGGTGTTGCCGAGAATGTCATCTCAAGGGCCTGGTCAACCGCCCTTGCTATTTCATCAGAGTTCAGTTCGGTTATAGCTCGTTTACCTTGTCTGGCTAGGGTGTGGAGTTTAGCATCTAAGATAAGATTTCTGTACATAAATTCCTGAAATCTGTTAGCTGAATTAAGGACATTAGTCACCTTAGTGCCAAAAGCAACATCACCTACCGGAGTATTAAAAAGTCTTCCTGATTCAAGGGGATTATTCTTTAAAACTTGTTCTATTTGTTTTACATTCTCAGGATTAGTTCTTCTGAATACTGCTGCTACATCCTCAAGCATAGGACCAAAAGCATCTTCCTTGCCTGATAACTTATTAATAACTCCGGAGAAAGCGTCATTGACTACTTCTAATGAGTAGCGCCCACCCTGAGAGATAGTATTTCTCATGGCCGTTGCAACCTGACTGACGAGGAGACCCCTTCTGAAATTATCAACAGCCTCCCATTTAGATTTGAATATCTGCCAAGCGGTTGGTTCTACTTTTACTTTAGGCATATCAGGCAAGAGTGATCTGAGTTCTTTCTCTACTCGCGACAAAGCTTGTAGGGTCTTTCCTGAGAATGTCGCTGCGTTCTTAAATAGTGTTGCCGTCTCTTCTCCATTAAGGCCATAAGCTTTTACATAATCCGGCAGACTATTAATATCAATTTCGCCTCGTTCAAGGGCATCGCCTATCCGTTGGAATAGTCGGGGACCACCTATTTGCTGACCGTTAGCGTCTCTAACTACCTGACCCTTACCGAAAATACCGCTTTCAGGATCTTTCTTAATTATGTTGATTGCTTCGTCGGCGATTTTATTAGATTCGGGGACTTTTAATTGAGGTTCGGTGGGAGGTGCTTTGGGCATAGCAAAGGCCTCTTTTGCTTGGAGTCTTGATAACTCATCTTTCTTAGCTAAAATAGCTCTCTTAGTATTAGCCGCATAAGGACCGCCTCTTTTTAATTCCTTTTCTAATTGAGTAATTTCATCTTGTAATCTATTGGCTTCGGGGCTAAGACTAATAGCGCTACCTTTCGGTGCTTCACTTAACATCTTGCCCACCACTTTAGGATCTGCTACATCAACTAATTCTCTTGAAAGCTTAGGTAGTGTCTCGTCTGCTACGCCCATACGCTTAAGTATCTTGGCAATCTCATCTGCATTTTTAGATATGGCAATCTGAGCCGCTTCCTTAGCTGCTTTACCACCAGGAAGAAAGTCAGATAATGTAAGTGCTCCCACTACTCCAAAAGATACCGGTAAAGAAGATTTACCGAAACCTAATTCCTTAGCTCTTTGTTCTCCTTTTGCTATTCGTGTTGCTAAACTCTCTATGGGTTCATCTCCAAATAATATTCTCTGTATTCTTTTTTGTGATTCGGGAGCAGAAGGGTCTATCGGTAATTCGGGCTTATTAGCTAATGTTAAAGCCACACTACCGCCAGAACGAAAACCGCCCTGAACAACGTCCTTAGCTAAAGTAAAAGGATCAGGACTAAATCCTTGAGTTGGTCCCTGAAAAGAACCTTGAGCTACGCTAGGAGCCCCAAAAGAAGTCAGTAGTTCTGTTGCCGGAAATTGTGAAGTTGTTGGTTTTGGTGTTGCCATAATTCATTATTGTGTAGTACCGCCTAAGTTTATTATCGCTTGATTAAAAGCATCTTGCTTTTGATATTTAGCCTGATTGATACCTAGTCTGATTGCATCTAACGGATTAAGTTTAAGCGCATAAGTCTTATCAAAATCATCTATTTTACTGGGAGCTTGAGTCTGAAGTTGATTCCTAAAAGACATATAAACATCAGGATTATAATAGTTATCTTTGGTTCCCTTAGTTCTCTCAAATTCTTGCAATGCACTTCTTGAGACTTCATCATATAACCTATCAGCTCTTTCCGTGGCCGTTCCTCCACCGGTTTGTTCAAATCTTGCTAAAGCTAAAGCTAATGATTGTTCAGCTCTTTGTCCGGCCTGTTCAGCTAAAGTTAATCTTGTCTCTGCTCTCTCTGCTGCCTTCTCCGCTCTTAAATCTGACGGCTTCTGTAATATTGTCCCGTCAGGTAGCTGCACATAACCAAGAGAAGATAGAGTTTTCTCAGCATTAGATCTAGCCTTATTAATCGCAGCTTCAATAACTTTTTGAGATGAACTAACTACTGCGCCCCTAACAGCTAGAGGCAAATTAGTAAATGATTCAGCTTCGGGAATAGATAATGTTCTTAAAAAGTCAGTTCCAAATTGTCTTTCAAAATCAGAAAACTTGCCATATAAATCGTCACCCAGCTTAGCTCTTACTGCTTCTTGTTTTTGAGCGACTTCTTGTGCAATTTCTGCTTGACCTTTCTTTACCTTACCACTAAAAGAACCGCCGAAACCGGCTGATTGTTCTGCCAAGCGTTCCTTTAATCGTGTTCCCTTAGATTCTAGCGCCCCGACCTTAGATTCCGTTCCTGCTTTAAGGCCAGCTACATCACGGCCCAAAGTTTCAGCACCCCTTAATTGAGTCGCACCCAAAGCCTTCAGCTCTTCATCTATTTCAGGCTGGATATTTTCTTCTTCTCCCCTGGTAATATCAATAATACTGGATATAGTAGATGGTCCAGTCTGGTCAATGACCTGTTCAGGGGTTGGTGTTGGTGTACCCGTAGGAACTTTAGCTGGTGCCGATTGAGCAGATCCCTGTAACCTTTTTAATAGAGTAACATTCTGTTCCGCCGTTCCTCTATAATCACCAAAAGCACTAGTCAAACCAGCAGTATCATAAATACCTTTACGAGTATTAAAATCAGAAGGCTGATTCTGGCTTTTTAAAAAATCTACAATAGATTGTGAAGTGTTCAATGCCATTTTTTACCTCCTATTTAACAATACCCCAAGCCCGCAAATCCGCAATTAAAGTTCCCACTACATCAGCTAATTCAGCTACTACTACTGTATCTGCATCATAAGCCCTATCAGTCGTCACGTTCGTAGCGGCGTAAGTCTGAACAGTATTAAGGTTCCTAGCTATCTCTACCCACTTATTATTGACTAGGCCGTCAAAATAAAGGGTTACGGTATCATCTAGTCCCAGGGTTATCGTTCCCGCTAATAACACTCCATTTCCATCCGTTATAGTAATTGTATCAGTTGCCGAGCTTCCCCTCAAGACAAGTATTTGGCCGTTAATACCATTAGCGATAGACGGGTTAGAAGTAAGAGTGACTGCCCCGCCTCCTACGGTAGCTGTTACATTCATAAGCGACGCATCAGGATAGATGACATTGGCCGCAGCTAAAATAATCTTAGGAGAAGTTGACCATACCTGAACATCCTTAACTGTCCCCTCTATACTTCCGGCTTCATCCATTACACTATCTAATTCATCAACGGCTAAATCTTCCCCTTCATCAGCGAGACTAAGCTCATCTTCATATTCTAAGGCATCTACTGGTAGTGTTTCGTTTTCGTTAGACATTTTGGTCTACTGTTTTACATTCTTCAAAAATACAACCATTAAATATAGCAGAGGAAGTAGTTGAGGATTCATCTATTATTATCGCACAGCGCGTTCCTTTTGTATTGGGCGGAAATTTGAATCGGTTTATTCGTCCCCTACATTGACCTAATGGTATTGGATCGCCATCATCTATAATCACTGAGATACTCATTCCTTGAGGTCGTTCGGTAAATACTTTTAAATAACCAAATTCTTTCTTCCAGTTAGGATAACCGAGATCAAAGGGTTTAGTTGTGACGTTCATTGTAATGGGAGTACCCGTAGCATCATGATATTCATCGGAAAATCTATCGGTTCCCCTCGTTCTCCCTCCTGCCGTGACTTGCTGTAAAGTTCTGTTTTCAAACATTCGATAAACTTCTGAACCATTTGAAAATAGTAAAATCGGTCTTCTTTGTATTACTCCTGGCGCTCCGTTACCGCTTCTAAAATTAGTCAAAGACTTAAATGCTGAACTGGCGCTTATATCTCTCCAAATTACCCAATTCTTCTTAACCGTATCATAGACTAAAGCTAATTTCGTAGCTGATGTATCTGTCTCAGGATCAGTAAAATCATTTATATAAATAATAAATTTATTATCAAACTGAGCTGTTCGAGTCAAAGAAATATCAGAAACATTAGAACCATCAGTATAATCAATATTAAGATTACTTTTAATATATTCCTTGACCGGCTCACCGATATCTACAAATGATACGCCATTGCTCATAAATACTCCTTCTGGACCGATACCATATAAAATACCCCTTACTTCTTGTAAACAATTTTCATTATAAACTCCCCACGTCGTCGTTAGCTGTCTTACCGGCAATGAGCCTGGATAAGCAAACATTGACGATTGCTTAGCGATAATCAAATTTTTACGATATTGTTTTATGGCTGTAATTGGTTCTCCCAACTGATCTTCAATATCAAATGAATTGTCTTCTATGGTTGTAGGAAAAGCAACCGCACCAAGATTTGAATAATAAACTCTGCTTCCATTTCCTGACACGGTGAAAATCTTATCTCTGAAATTCTCTAATAATTTAGTTGCAACATCTAAAGTAGCGACATCAGCTATGTTCGAACCATCATAGGTAGACATAACTGAAGCAGGACTACCTACGCTATTATAGGCAAGAATTACAGTTAATCCGTTCAGAAAACTAAACCAACAGCCATCAATACTAACGGGCGTACGCGTACCGTTAAGAGTGCCTATCGTCTGCCATTGTTGGATTATATTAGTCGCGTCATGAGATTCACTTATCCCCGTTACTGTCGCCAAAGGAGATCCGCCGCCGCCGGACTGATAAGTAAATTCATCTCCATTTATTTCAGCATTAGCGGGGCCGGCGATGAATTGACCTGAAGGAGATACAGCTATAGATGTCGTGGCAGTTGTTAAAGCCGAGTCATTCGTTGAAGATTTTAATTTATAAACAACTAATTGAGTCGCATGATAATTAGCAGCGAAAGTTCCATTGGCATCACTGTGAAATTGAATAATACTAGCAAGATCCTGGCCGAATTGTAGAGATCCTCTTCTTTTTACTATTCTGCCTCTTTTATCAATTTCAAAATTTCTACCGTTCCGTAGTTCGTTATCCTTTAGATCGTAGGGGGACTTATCTCGTCTGATGCCCCCCGAAAAGTCTTTGTAAAATTTATCTGGTATTTTCATTAAGAAAGATTTTGTGGGTAATCGTTAGGGTTCAAAAGATTCCTTGAATCAACAGTATTCTCGACATCTTTAACCGCATTAAAACTAGTCTTAACCTTCTTAGAATATTTATTGACTAAGCCACCCATCTGCCTAGCTCTGCTTTTCTCGCCATAGAATAACTCGCCATATCTCTTATCTAACCTATCGGCCAAAGCATTGTCTCTTAAAGCTC